CCTTTACTAAAGATTCTTTATGTTCGCTCATATCATTCTCCTTAAAAAATTACAGGCTTACCAAGATGGTTTACATCTATATTTAACACACCAAGACGTTTCACCTCTAAAATACCCTAAAAAATGGGTATTTTATGAATTCATGTCAATGATAAGTAAAAATTAAACAGATTTTCTATGCTTGTACTGGTTTTGCATAAATCTTTTTAATACGTTCCATGCGAGATGCATGTTCAATATTATGTACTTCTCGTTGTTTTCTCAAACGATTTATATGCTTTAATGTTAGCCTAGCTTTACGAGTATCGTCTATTTGTCTATTATTATACTTGTCATCTTCGGCATCATAATATTCTTTTAAAAATTCAGCGTCACGCATTTTCATCTCCTGTAGGTACTGCTTCTGCACCACTAATTGGACTTGTACCAGCTTCTGTATCAGCTGTAGGTGCGTCCAATGGTAAATCATCTGGTGCTCCGTCCGGAATGTCAAATCCACGTACTCCGACGTTACCTAAACCTGGTAACGAATCAGCTTCGGGAGTTACACCACTTTCATTTTCTTCTTCCCACATACGCTCGTTTTTAAGAATTTCTTCTTCAGTAAGTCCTAGATATTTCTCCATTAAGAAACGTCTACTCATATACTGAACACCTTCAAGTCCGCTGAATACATTCGCTCTCGCGGCATGTACTTCAATTTCTTTATATGTACTAAAGCTCTGTGGTTCTACAAACTCTAAGTCAAACAAGCCAGCATCAATATTAATGCCTTTGTGTTTCATAAACAGTTTAAACTCTTTATCCATTGTAGGAGCAATTGCATTTTGTAGTCTCATACAGTATTGATTAAATCTATATTCTTGTATAAATGCTGTACCTACTCTACCATCTACATAGCTAGCTGTTCCGTCGTCTGGACCAGTTGGCAAATAACTGCTGGGCACACGCAATGCTCTTAGCATTTTGTTTGTAAAATAACGCAAGTCATCAATTTGTCCTAGGTTTTCTCCACCCGGTAACACTTCAACTTTACTACCTCTGCCTTCGCTGGTTTGTGCAAAAAAGTAGTCTTCCATAATTGACAATGGGTTATATGCGGCATCCATTATGGTTGTACCACCACCTGTTTTGTTAGGAATACGTTTTTGATGAATTTCATTTTTAACACGCTCTACAAAACCCATAGCTTTGTTGGGAGGCATATTGCCTACGTCAACGTAAAAAACTCTACGTTCTGGAGCACGTTGTACTCTGTATATAATAATACTATCTTCTAATAGTTCTTTTTGCTTGTATGTTTTAAAAATAGGATCAAGTATACTAGCACCAAAAGGCCAATTGTTATCCATACCTTCAGTCATACCCAAGTGTACTACATGGCTGGCATCTACTGTATATTCTTGAATATTGCCTGTACCTGAATCATACTGTCCTGAATAAGCACCATATGCACCTTTATCAAGAACTTGTCCACGCATCATACTATTAACAGTACCATAAGTTTGACTGTGTTGCACAGGTTTACTTACAGTTTTTTCCTGCATATTAAGATCTATGTTTTTAATGATATATTGTTCTGGTTCTTTACCTTTAGATTCGTTAACAACACATTTGGTTACATCAACAGGGTTGACATAATATAGTTCCCAAGTCTCCGGATCTCTAATAAAAAATTGATCACCATACTTGATGGTATTTCTAAACATACGGAAAATACGTTTATCCCAATCTTGTAATGCACACCATTGTTGTAGTGTACTTTCAAGAATTTTAACTTCACTTTCGGTTGCTTTTTCTTTAAAATTAACTTTGAAAGGAAGTTTACTAGATTCTTCTACTTGTGTGCTAAATTCACTAATAATATCAATGGCGGCATTTATTTCACTGTCCATATCCATTTGGTCATATTGTGCATATCGCTCAACACGATTAGGTTGTCCACTGTATACTTCAGGTAACCAACTTTGAAAACGACTAGCACTGCTAGGTTTCATACTATCGGATCCTTGTCCGCCATACATGGTAAAATGTTTTTTCCAGCTCATATGATTCTCTTTTACTTTATTATAGTGTATTTATAGTTTTTGTCAACCTTATTAATATTGAGTTCCTGGTATTTGTATAGTTTGGTTATTAGGACTATTAAGATTGCCGTTGAGTAATGGGTCACCTGTCATTGGAGTTTGATTATTGCTTTGTGCAGATGGAATTACAACGTTTTCATTAACAGGTCTGTCTTTAATTAAATTTGCTAGTTTTTGTAATGATTGATCTCCAAATTCAAAAGGCTGTTTAATTGCATCCACTACGTCTTTAAAAGGTTCAAACCTTATTTGTCCGTTTGTATCACGGCTAAGTTCATTAGCGGCACCCACTGATCCGCCACCAACAAGCTGTGGCAACATCATTGCCTTTGCGGCTTGTCCTGCTTTTCCTGGCAGATTCCCCATTAACAATCCAAGAAAGAATCCCATGTCTGATAGTTCCATTGGTTTACCTGTAGCCATATTGCCAAATGGTTCTAGCACTGCACCGCCTACTCCGCCACCGCCTACACGGAAAGCAGTTTGTGCAGTTTCACTCCCTAATCCGCTTTGTAGGAAATCTTGCATAGCTAGTATAAGAGCTGAGGATCCTAATCCTTCTTTGCCTGTTGCTTGCCTTGACGCGGCAAAAATAAATTGTTGTATTAAATTTTGAAATTGTTTTTCAGTTTGTTCAAGCTCAGCTGACATGCCTCTTGCTCGTTGTCTCGCATCACCCTCTTGTTTATTCATTTCATCTAAGTTTTCAATCATTTTTTGTCTAACACTGATTTCATCACCATTAACATCTACTAAACTTTGAGAAATACCTAATAGACTTTGAGCAACACTATCTCCATTTGCCGCTCTTATACGCAATTGTTCTCTTATATCAGCATTGTTTGCTTTTAGTCCACCAACACTTTCTGCAATAGCCGCAGAAAAATCACTTGCACTAGTTCCAGGATCCTGTATGCCAGAAAGCACTCTATCAAATAAGTCTTGTGCTGGCTGTCCTAATTGTACAAATACTTGGCTGAATTGCTCTGGTCGTAGTCCTGTGGATACCGCTGTTAGTATAGCTTTGGATACTTCTTCGCCAACAGGACCTAATGCACTAAGACTTCCCGTTAATTTATCAAACTTTTCTCTTGTCTCTCCAGTTTGTTCAGCTAGGAAACTTTGAGCAATTGCATTTTTACGTGCTTCCATCTGAGCTTTCAATCTTTCTTTTACATCCTGCCCTGTAATTTTTGCCATAGCTTCTTCTTGTTTAATACGTTCAACCATTGACTCTGATATTTCTTGTTCAGTTTGTGCTCTGAATGCATCAGTTGTCATAGTCAGACGTCTTAGTTCTAGTTCTTCTGCCAACAGTTCTGCGGCGGCACCACTAGTTAATCCAAAATTACCAAATCCTTCTGCCGCACCTCTAAAACTGCTGATAAGATTCATAAATCTCTTAGAGCCTTCTTGTGTGCTTTCTCCAAATGATCTTATACCTGATAAGTTACCCAAAACAATTTGCGAAAATTCTCCTAAGTCGATGCCTGAACTAGCTAGTTGTGCAGTTACACCACTTAGATTTTCACTAAAATTAATACCAGCTCTTCCGCCAACTCTGAATGCATCACCTAGTTCTTGTGATTGTTGCATCAGTAAACCAATTCCTGTACCAACTATAGCAGGAGCACCCAATGATTGCAATGTGTTTTGTATCATTCCTGTAACATTGGTTTGACTACTAAGCACACTATCACCTAATTTACGTATACCTAACTGCTGATCTTTTGATATATTAACATTACTTCTAATGTTCTGCAACATTGTTTTTTGTGTTTCAGCACTTTGTTTTTTTTCTTCTCTAAGTTGGGCTTCCTCTACATTGTTGCCTTGATTTACTTCAGCTCGTACACCGCCCAACGCTGACACCATTTGTCCTAGTGTTGCAAGAATATCTTCTTGTGTGTTTTCCAAAGCAAAATCAGGTATTTCAACTTGATTTCCTGTTATTTGAACTGTAGCCATAAATTAAGTACTCTTTTAATTGATAAATACATTTGTATTATACAAGTATTTATAGGCGAAATATATGCAAAATCCCTTAGAAGATTATTACAGACAAAAAGAAATTTACATACCATTACCTACACAAGGTCTTTGGTATGAAAATAAACCTAATCTTACCAATGACGGAGAAATAGGCGTATTACCTATGACTTTAAATGATGAGATGCTATTGAATATCCCTGACACACTGTACAACGGAGAAAGCATATTTAATCTGATGAAAAGTATTGTTCCTGATATTATAGATCCAGCAGAACTAAGCCTACCTGATGTTGATGTTATACTATTAGCTAGTAGAGCAATGACATATGATAAGAAAATGCAAGTTGAAAGCAAATGCACACACTGTGAAAATTTTAGTTCATATGAAATGAGTATTCCAGATATATTAAGTCAAATAAACCTAATCAGAGGCGGTATAACTATAGAACTTGAAAAACTACAGATAGAGTTAAGACCAAATACTTTAAAATCTATGAATGCGTTTAATATTAAAAATTTAACAACAACACAATTGGTTTCGAAACTAGCTAACGCAGAAGGTGACAGAAAAGAAGAACTATCCAAACATTATATGGAAAGTCTTAGAGAGATTACTATAGCTAATATAGAACTACTCAGTGATGCAATTGTAAAAGTTACAACACCAGACGGTAAAGAAGTTACAGATCAAGCAAGTATACAACAATGGTTAGCAAATGCTAAAAAATCTGTACTTACACAAATTGAAAACAACAGTAGAAAACTTAACCTAAATGGGTTGCCCGATACATATGACTTTACTTGTAGCCATGAAGAATGTGGTAAAGAATTTAAAGGTATAGTAGAATTTAATCCAAGTTTTTTTTTCAGCAACAGCTGATGAAAACTTACGGTGATAATGACCTAATCCAAAAATTAATTAACCAATACGAAGAAAATAATAAAAAGTTCAGAGAGATGATATTTGATACTGTATTGTATAGTGAAGGTGCATTTACTATTAGTGAACTTAAACAAATACCTATTAGAGATTTATTAGAGATTCAAAAACAAATGGCTAGTAAAGCTGAAAAACAAAGAGAAGCCTTAAATCCTAAAAACCGTAAAGTATTATAGTTTCGAAGAGCTAAAGCTCATCGTCATACTCATTTCATTTCGTATGATATTTCTTTCTTAGATATAATTTTTATTATTAGCTATTATCAGTTATTATTAGTTATTACCCTGTTTTCAGTCGCACTTAGCTTGTTACAGCCAAGTGCAAAAAAAAAGCTAAAGGTCATTACCCCGCTTACAATCGCTCCGTTATAGTAAAACCTATTGCTAGGCAGAGGCGGTTTTGCTATACCCCTTTACATACTGCTTAAAACGCAGAAACACTCTAAGCCATAACGCCGACTTTTGAGCTATCCGTGGGTTACAATGGCACAGTAGAGCCCACTCTTTTGGTTTGTGTCCCTCAGCAAGTTCCGTTGTCTAACCAATCTAATGGCGACTCCTCAATGCTCTGATAGAGAGGGTATATTATGACTGGTGTCTGTTTAGTGATTCAATAAGTGCCTTAGAACTGCCAACTCTTACGTTTATAATGCCGTTGTAGTATTCTTCAGTTTCTAGTACTTTACGATCAAACTGTTCTTTGGCTTCTAAATAACTTAGTTCGCCTCTGCTGGTGCAGTAGTACAGTATTTCTCTTGTGAAGTTTTCTGGGCCTAGTTGTTCAACATCTGCATTTAAATGGTCACTGCTTCCCCAATAGGTTCTCCAGTCACTTTCTTTAGTTGAACGTCTTTTGTTTTTCTTGCCTTTGAGTGGTTTTTTAGTTACTTTAAACTTTGCTAGTTTTTTGCCAATGTATTTTTTGCCGTTTGTGAGGTTGGTAATAAGATATACAAATCCTATGTATTCCTCACTAATTTCTTCTACTATTTTGTCTTGATAAGTCCATTGCATGTTTGTCTATAGCAACTAGTATATATGCCGTTTTTGTTATTTGTCAACCGAAATATATGTATTTTTTAATATTTCCCAAGTTTGCTTATATCCGTTATCAATCTGATAAAAATGTGTGCTTGCTTGTGCGGCTGTAAAATCATTGCCACCAGGAAAACAATTGTCTCCAAAATATATAGTTGTACCTTCTTGTTCTTTTATTGCTTGACTTTTGTCACATCCTACTGGAAAAATGTCAATACTTGTTTCACCTGCTACTTGTGCTACACTGTCTTTAAATTCTTGGTTGTAGTACATAGCAACAGTTTCTCTTCCTCGATTAGATATCTCCCATTGGGCATATCTTTTCCGTTGTTCCCAATCAGCATTTCTGCCAACCAAACTAAAGTTAGCAGTGCCTGTGCGTTGTTCAATATGATTACCTGTCATTTCAGGATAATTTATTCTATACAAATACTCTTTTAAGAACTCATACTGTTCTGTTGACAGTGTCCAATCGTTCTTTTTGACTTCTTTTGTGTCTTCAAACACATGATTTCCGCTACAATGATACACCCTTGCAAAGCGTAAAGTGAGGCTTAAACCGATCTGTTCTACAGTTTTTTCTCTGTCACTACCAGTCACAATCATGCATTTATTACCACGCATTATAAAGTCTTTCATAAAGTATTCAAACTCTACATTAATAGGTTTACGTGCATCAGTAAGTGTACCATCTACATCAAAAAGGAAGGTCGTCATCGAATTTTTCTTTCATTTCTTCTGGATACCAGTTGTGCATAAGGTCAACAGGTAAACTGTATGATAGTTTCTTTTGCCAGTTATTTTTAAGGTCATCATATGAATGAGTAAGTGTTACAGTATTAGCACTAGATGAATTAATTAATGGAGCTTCTGTGGTCATCCATTCTACAAAGTCATCATCTCCTTTATAACCTTTATTATTATAATTGTCTATACTTATTGTATAAGATGAATCATCGTCAGTCATTGTTGCTCCTGTATAATTTATAAAAAACATCTATAGGTAAAATTTTTCGTGTAAGTAGATGTTGAGGGTGTGAACCAAATTTTTGACCAAATTGTTTTTTAACGAATGTTGTTTTAGATGGAAATCCTGTATCTGGAAAATTCGTTTGTTCGCATCCACACCAATTACATTCTTTCCCTACTTCAGTGCTAATTACATCATTCTCTTTTTTACAATAGTGATCCCAAAACTCTATATTACTTTGCATCAACAAACTCCGTATCTGTACTAAACGTTGTAAATCCGCCTTCTTTAATAACTTGCAGTATTGTATTGACACGCCCTACTAGTTCATCTCTGTGTGAGATAAGAAAGATATTCTTATTACGTTCACGTTCTATCTTTTTAAGTACACCTAATGCACCATCAACACCATTGGTATCCATACCACTGTCGATAAGCTCGTCAATTGCTAAGAAGTTTACAGGAGTATTCATACTTTCAAATACATCTCTAAACGCCCAACTAAGTCCAAGTATCAGTCTATTGCGTTCTCCTCTGCTCAAGTTATCAAAGTCTAAGTCTCTGCCTAGTTCTGTTATCTCAACTGTAAGGTCAGGTTGGAAAGCAACTTCATGTGGTAGTCCTAACTTAGTCAGATAGTATGCTAGTCTACTGTTTAGGTATTGTAAATTCTGTTCAATGATACGTTTTCTAATAAAGCTGTCTTTGTTTGTTAACAGTTTGTACAAAAAGTCTTGGTGATCTTTGAGTATATTGAAATCATTCATTGATTCCCATTCAACTTCTTGCACACCAGTATCTCTGAGAGTATCTATTTGTTCTTGATACGTATCATCTTCTGTTTGTTTTCTCTCAACATCAGTTTGTAAATTGTTTAGTGTGTTTTGATGTTCAAGTGCTTCTTGTAGTGTATTATAATGTGTGACTGGCATATGACCTAACTCACCGAGATCGTCGATAGCCTGTTGCCACTCTTGTTGCTTTTCGTTATTAGCTAGCACATGATTACGTGCTTCTCCTAACTGTTCTTCTTTATCTGATAGAATACTAGTTTGTTTTTCGTCATGTATGTCTTGTCCACAACTATGACACTTGTGATCTTTAAGAGAAATAATCTCTTTTTCTAACTTACCAATTAATCTATCTTGTTTTAGATTATCAGACTGAATACTTGATTTCCACTTTTCAGCTTGATCATACAAATTCTTTTTTTCTAAATAATCAGCTAGTAATGCATGATTATCTAACTCAGTTTTAATATCAATTTTTTCTAGTGTGTTTATCTTTTGTTGGATACTTTGGATATCAGACGTTTGTTTATCTCTCCAGATTTTCTGCCTGCGTTCCAAATCACTAATACTTTTCTCAATTCTGGAATTTGCTTCTTCAACTGCTTTAATTCGATACTCTTCTTCTTTAATTGCATCTTTAGTTAACCTTTGCTGTTCTTTAAGAACCTCTGCTTTCTCACTGAGCATAGTTATTCCTAACAGTTGCTCTATAATTGCCCTTTGATCGTTAGCTTTCATACTGAGAAAAGGTTCTGTATATGTGTTAAGTGCAACAATGTGTTTGAACATGTCATGACTCATTCCGAATAATTTTTCGATTTGTGCTTGAGTCTGACGATTTTCACCTTGTGCTTCGTCTTCATCAACATTTTGTTCGTTGACATAGTATTTAAGCACATTGGGTTTTCTACCACGTTCA